ATACAACACGTATGTTGTTAGCCGTAGCACAACTCAAAAATATTGAATTGCTAGGGCATTGTATTTCAAATAGACTTCCAAAATATTGTCCTGTCTGTGTTGGTACAATTACAAACGCAATAATATCAGGTGCTAGTTTTTGCATTACGTAAGTTGACAACTCTGTAAAATAGAATGTATCTCCAAAGTCCCAGTTAGTTAACGCAAAGAATTGATTTATTGCAATAACAATTCTTGAAATGACATTTGCACTTGATGCTGTAGAACTAGGATTTATCATCACTTCAAATGTTGCTTGCAAACTTGGATCAGCCTGTGCTCCAAATAACAATACATAATTTACAGGATGATAAACAATTTCATCGCTGATAGATTTAATTAAATTTAAACTAGGCGACAATAATGTATTCAATTCGTCCGAGCTTGGAGGAAGAGGTTGACTACCATCATTAAGAGCACCATTGATTATCCATTGTCTAAATGAAGTATCATAGTCTTGTGTTAGTATGTATACATCCATTATATTGCTTGAACCTGGATCAATGCGACTGTCGTAGTCTGCACTATGAGTATATTGGAATCGTAAATTGCTTCTTCCAGCGTATACTTTATAATCTAGAGTCGGATTCAATGCTCCGTTAAGATATTGTTCAACTGTTTGTGTATCTACAAAATAAAAGTATTGACCGTTGGTCCATTTTGTCAAAGGATAAACAGAATTATATGTTGACAGTATGATTACTGGGCCATTAGCTGAATCGTTAGTAACATATTTGTAGTCTTCCTGTCCTAGTGATATTTCATATTTTTGTTCTACAACATATCTAGTTAACGGTTCTACGTCAACTGTTGGATATACAATGTCAGTAAACATCTGTGGATTATCAACTACACCCGAATCTGTAGGATCTGAGAATGTTATAACAATTTTTTTAGGATCAATATAACCGTCTTGACCAATGTACTCGCTAACAATTTGCCAATTATAGTTAACACTAAATGAATTGTTAGAAGGATATGGTTGCGTATTAATATTTAGAATTTTTACAGTATCGGAAATAGTATTGCTTGAAATGGTGTCATAAATTTTAGTATTACCATTAAAATAAAAAGTAAGTTCAGCATCACTTTCAAATACATATCTTAAAGCTCGTGTTGTAATTGTATATGTTTCTGTATCAGTGGTGAACAATAAAAACCAACTAGCATCTCTTTGAGTGCTGGTTGTATCACCTTGATAATCTAAACTAAATCCGCCAGATGAATTAACATTGTTTTCAAATACAATTTGCCAGCTTTGAGTTGGTGCATCATAACGTAATCCAAAAGATGCGTTTGCTAACACTAAATCAATTATCTGAGTCTGAACACTAGATAACAATGATGTAGAAAATTCCGGAATAATTGATATCAGTTGTGAATTAGCTGGAACTGCTTTACTTAACACAATAGGGCCTGCTCCTGAAGCAAGCACACCAGTATTGTTTGCTGTACCATCTCCCGATACACTGATTACTCTTGCCCAAATATAAGACATTCCGCCTGGTGGTATAATTCCCGATGCTGGAATATTAGCCAATGAGTTGTTTGCATTAGTGTTAAAGTACTTGCCTGATGGTGCTACAAATTTAATAGTTGCGCCTTGCGTTATATAAATTAAATCAGTTGAAGTGTATCCTGGACCAATTTTTTGTGGTGAGCCGTCTGAAATGTTCTGTACATATCCTGTTGATTGATTGCTATCCGATGTTACGCTGTTCCATGATACTGTCAACCCCGGAGCAATGACATTTAAGAAATTTTGATAATAAAAATTTCGAACATTTGGATCTTCAAGTATAGGCTGGACAACATTATTAATTACACCCTGTATATCAAGCTGTGTTACATAGGTAAAAGTTGTACCAGTTTCGTACACTTGTTGGTATATAATACCGTCATCGGCAAATAAATTTGTTGTGCTATATTTGCCAGTAGGATCAGTTAGATCAAAATAACGACTGATACCACTACTAGATCTGTTTATCGATTTTACTTTTAAAACTTGAAGATTTGCACTAAGAGGACTGATATTATAATCCTCACCTGTGATCATTCTGTTTTGTGTATAATAAGTTTGAGGTGCGTTTTGCTGAACGCTGGCATTTGATTCAGATGCCGTGGCGTTAATTACCGAGCTAGCTAAGTTTAATGTAACCGTTAGTGTTTCAGTTGTATTGTTAGCAGATACATAAGGAATATTAATTGATACACTGGTGATATCACTAGGATTAATTATGTAGGTTGATCCAACACTCACACGGTAATAGACTCTAAAATTACCTAATGGTAGTTGTCCAAATGTGCCGTCTGCAAAATTCAATGTTATTGAATCATTTGCTTGAGTAGTAACGCTGTAAATAGTTTGAATATTTTCATTTAAACTATTATAGATAATATTGTTTCCAGTCAATGCAGGAACTTGTTTCCATAACACACTTTCATTGCCATTTTTATCTAATTGCCATACCCATATATCTGTATTGTTAATATTGTGTGATGCTAGATTAATAGTTTCATTACTGCTAGGATTAGTAACTGTAAAAGAACCTTGATTCAATGTACCTTGTGTAAAATTAAAAAAGAAACCAGTACCTGCACTACCCGCACCATACCCGTCATCTTTGTATATACAGGCTACTTGGTTACTTGACTTAGGTGGCTCTTCATATATGTAACTTTCACCATTAAAAGTAGTGCTAGTAACTTCAAACGGCATCGATTGGCCAGCTACTGTTTTAGTAAAGGCATATATCGGAATACTAGTAGTGTTTGAATTAAATCTATACTGAGCTGTCGGTACGTTATAAATTGTTGATTGATCTAAAGGTGTTCCAAATTGTTGCTGTTGTGGGAACGCCGCATTTAATATTTTAATAAACTGATCGTGCCAATTATGATTACTAGGATCATTCCAAGAAACAATTTGTCCTGATAAATTTAGTCCGTTACTGTCAATAACATTTTCAGTTGTACTTACTGTGCTGAATTTCAATAGCCCAGTTGCGGCTTGATTTCTGTTGGCATTGTAGCCAACTAATCGTGCTAGTCTTAAAATACTATCACGACGTTCGGCTGTTTCTAAAAAGTTTTCACGAGCATTTAAGTCAACACGGAAAGCTATGCTTTGGCCCACGAACGCAATAAGGTCGATTAGGGCAAGGTATTCGCTAGACTCGATATAATCGTTAAAATCTTCTGGGAAATTAGTACGGATATAATCAATCATTGTGCGACGCAAGTTATCAAAATCATAACTTGTGAAGTCTGCGTTTTTAAATGATTGGTATACTTTTTGCCAATCTTCAGCTAATAAAAGATTATTCTGTCTGCTTGTTGAACTCATGATTTGTCCTAATAAGTGTATTTATTAGATAAAATTATGTGCGTATTTTATAAAGTTAGCGTAGAAGATGACAATCCATTAGATTGATCAAACTTTAATTGTAGGTTTTCTTGCAGGTTATACGGGGTAAATTTTAAAGAAAACTCTACTTGTAATCCATTATCATATTGTGTAATTGTCACATTACTTGCCTGTACCCTAGGATCAGCATTAACAATCGCTTCAACATTTTGTGTAATAAGAGATTGTATTTGTGGAGTTAACGGTTCAAACAGCAAGTCCCAAATGATACAACCTATTGTAGGTTGCATTAATCGTTCGCCCTGACGAACGTAAAAACTATTGAGCAAATCTTGTTTAATTAACTCAAAATCGTATAATTTAAAATTTTGAGTAGTAGTGTTTACTGTACTAAAACCTTTGTAAATTTGTGTAACTGGTTGAGATAATGCATTTTGACCTGTAACCGTAATGTTATTGTATAGTGTAGTAGGCATGCTTGCTCCTTATGGTTGCGCCTGTGGTGGCGGTGGTGGATTAAATGTATCTGTTTTAGTTGTATAATTTTTCCATAATTCAGGAATAGCAATACCAACAAATGATTGAGATAGTTGAGTTGGAATGACCGCAGCCATTACCTTTCCAGAATTTTTAACTGGTATTGCAGGAGGTGCATTAGCAACTATATCGGTAGATATCGGATTAAAAGAAGGCGGCATTAAATTTTCATGATGCGGGTAAGGTTCCATTGTCGGAACCCTTAACATTATGCTAGTGATACTTGCACCAGAGGAGGGCAAAGGATTTCTAAATGTAGGTAATGCGGATGGTAATGTCGCCTGTACAGCAGATCCTGCCGATGCTGCCGCAACACTGCTATTCATGTAGATCTTTGCGGCAGTTTCTACATGATTAAGAGTTGAAAGAATATTTGTAGTGGCACCTGACGTAAAATTATTATTGCCCTTAGTTTTTAAATCAAATGCAAGTGCCGTAGTCAGTTGAGTTCCGCCGTTCACTAAGATAGATAAATCATGTTGGAATGAAAGATGGCTAGTGCCAACCACTGATTCGTCTTTTGTACCACCAACACTTATTTTATTATTTCCTGTAACTAAAACTGTTTTGTTGCCAACTACTTCTGTTTGATGGTTGCCAGTTGCTTTAACATTAATATTTCTTACAGCTTCCATATTAATGTCTCGTCCTGCATAAAAATTCATATCATTTTCTGTGTGTACGCTAATACTGTCTTTTGCATAGATATCTATTTTACCATTACTGGTTAATTCTATCCAGGTAGTACCTTTACCATTACCTATATAAATTAAATCTTCACTGTTATGCAACAATATTTGATGACCAGTACGGGTGCGAATACGCACTAGTTCGTTATGAGGTATACCTGGATTTCCATCTGTTTCGCCTGCTTCAACTGATGCATAATATGGAGCACTACCTGCTACTGTCCTACCTTGAGTATCTACTGTGTCACCAGCGGGGGATCTACGTAAAAATTTATCGTCACCGTCATCCATAACAAATGTAGTTCCACCCAACCTACTAACACTTGCGGTGGCGGCATATTCAGCAGTACCTACTGTCCCACTAGGCCCATTTTTATCAAGAGGTCCGGGTGTTGATATTCCAAATACTTGGCTGGGAAGTTCTCTCCTTGCACTAGACGTAGTAATACCTCTAATATCATCTAGTAATAATCCTTGATTGTCTAAAATTGTAGCAAGCGGATGTTTGGCTTTAGGTGTTTGCGTAGTATTTCCTGTCGGTACATTCGCACGTTTATTGTATTCTGCCACAGGCACTCGACCTGTGCGTCCGGCCATATCGGTTTTTTCAGAGAATGACTCAGTTGATAATTCTGTAGCGGCAAGGCCGGGGACCATAAAGTTCATAAAATCGTTTGGTACGCAACCGAACCAAAACCCCTGTCCTGGATCTCCGTTAATAAAAATTACTGCTACTATTGTACCTACATCTGGCGGTACCATCCACATACCATAGGCCTTTTGTGCATCGTCGTAGGTGTTAGTGCCAGTTACAAATTGTGGACCTGTACTACCAAAGAAAGGACTTATCATCCTAACAGGCAAAACTTGACTAGCTGACTCACTGTCACCTACGTCTTTTAATAATTGCACTTGTAATCCGCCCATATAGGTAGTGTCTAAAAAACCAACCACCTTTGCCAGGCACGGGG